CGTTAATTGCTAGCGGATACCCAATGAGGACTGCGGCAGCGATCGGAGAGCCTAGCCAAGCAGACGTTGAGCGCGGCCGCAGGCTCAATAACATTGTTAAAAAAACTGGTAATGGAGCGCATAATTAGTTTATGACTGGTATACGAGTCAATTTCGATCTAAGATTTTCTAATAAAGCTTGGGTTGAAGCAGAGCGTTATCGTTTTTTAGAGTTTGTAAGCTCTCAATCTACCATGCACCGAATTACTAAGTTTAATGTGAGAGAACAGTATAATAGCTACGTAGACCCTCGCATCATTGATATTATGGAAGAGAAAATCAAGGATTATAACTTCTTAGTAGAACAGCGCGACTCTGCTCCTTCTCTTGATGAAGAGGTGCGATTAAATGAGAAGTTAAAAGATAAATACCTTAAGATTCTTTACTCTAATCCTGCTGGCTTTGAACTTACGGCACGATTAACTACAAACTATCGTTGCTTACAAAACATTTATAAACAGCGTCGTGACCATCGCCTACCAGAGTGGGTAGAATTTTGTCGTTGGATAGAGACTCTGCCTTACGCTCATGAGTTTATCCTCTGTGACTCTTGATTACAATAACTTTGTTGGATTTTATTAGAAATTTATTATATAATAAATATATAAAGTAAAGGTAAGGGTTGTAGAATGAATAAATATCTAACAATTTTTGAACAGTTAAAAGCAAGATATGGTATTGAAAATGATAGCGAGGCTGATGAACTCGAAAAGTTTCTTGGCAGTCAAGGAACCGAAGATCGGCCAATTCTAACAGAAGCTGGCATAGCGATTCTTGAATATTTACAGAAATCTGACAAGGCCAGCCTGAAGGCTAAAGATATTGCAGAAGGAATGGATCTCCCCTCTCGCAAAGTGTCTGGATCAATGCGTAAACTGACCACCGACGGGTTTGTGGAAAAGTATGGTCAGAACCCAGTCATCTATTCCCTGAGCGAAAAAGGAAAAACTTTCGATATTGCAAGCTATAAAGAAACTATTAGTGAAGATTAAAGGAGAAATTGATCTATGAAGAAGAATTTTATTAACAGCGTTCATGTAGAGGGCCACGTTTACGAACATAAGCTAGAAGAGAAGGTTACTGGCCCCAATTCCAAGAAGCCTGGCACTCCTTTCATTAGTGGCGTGCTAAATGTGGCTACCGATGACAAGATGCTAAATGTCGTTCCGATTCATTTTACCTATGTTACTGCTGTAACATCTAAGGGTGCCCCTAATGCTACTTATAATACCCTAAAGGCTATTATTGATGGCAAGATTGGTAATGTGATGGAGCATGGAGCTGAAAATGCTGGTCGTGTTCGTATTGATACGGCTATTGCTCTAAATGAGTGGTTTGATTCTCGCACTGAAGGAAATCCTCTGATTTCTGTGAAGAGAAACGAAGGTGGCTTTGTTCATCAGCTGAGTATGGGTGAAGTTTTTAATCCCGATGAAACTCAGCGTTGCAGTTTTGATACTGATATGTTGATTACTAAGGCTGTGCGTAAGGAACCTAATGATGAAAAGGGCACTCCTGAGCGAGTAATTCTTAGTGGTTATATTTTTGATTTCCGTAAGCAAGTTCTACCTGTGGAGTTTACAGTGTTGAAGCCTGGAGCGATGGATTACTTTGAAGCTCTTGAACCCTCTGAAAAGAATCCCTTCTTTACTAGGGTAAAGGGAGAAGAAATTTCTCAGACTATTGTGCGCGAAATTACAGAGGAGTCTGCTTTTGGTGATGCGATTGTAAGACAGACTCGTTCTTCTTATCGTGATTTTATTGTTACCTGGGCTACAAATGCTCCATATGATTGGGATGATGAAAGTTCTCTGTTGGCAACTGAACTTCAGGATATGCTTGCTCAGCGTCAGGTGTACTTGGCTGAAACCAAGAAGCGTCAGGATGAATATAGAGCATCTCGAGAGAATGCTCTTGCGAGTAATACTACTACTCCTACAGCTTCTACAACTCCGGCAAAGGGCGGATATGACTTTTGAGCAATAAGCTCAAAAGTCTATCATAAGGAGAAGTTGTATGGCTATTAATCTTTTAAATATTCAACCCCACAAAGTTAGCCGTGATTTATCTGGATATATTACTTATATTTATGGCGCGGCTAAAGTAGGTAAAACAACTCTATGCAGTCAGTTTCCTAATGCTCTTATTCTTGCATTTGAAAAGGGATATAATGCTTTGCCAGGAGTAATGGTTCAGGATATCTTGCGTTGGAGTGAATTTCGCGAAGTTATTAGAGAGTTAAAAAAGCCGGAAGTTAAAGAAAGATTTTCTACTATTGTAGTCGATACAATTGACGTAGCGGGTTCGATGTGTGATAAGTACATTTGCAACCAGTTGGGGATTGATTCACTGGGAGAAGGTGGATGGACGGTCAATGGCTGGTCTACCTATAAGAAAGAATTAGAGGACTGCTTTAGAACTATCACCCAGCTTGGGTATGCTTTGGTATGTATTTCACACGACCAAGATAAAACTTTTAAAAGAAAAGATGGTAGTGAATATAACCAAATCGTACCTACCGCACAAAAAAGTGTGAACAATATTATTAAAGATATGGCGGACTTATATCTTTATGCAACAATAGATAGCACATCAAAAGAACGTAAACTAATAATTAGATCGCTTGATGATACTGTTGATTGCGGCTGTCGGTTTAAGTATATAGTGAACGAGATTCCTCTTGACTATCAAGCTTTGATTGACGCTCTTAATAATGCGATTGACAAGGAAGCAGATGAACATGGTGGTAGATTTGTAACTGATGAAAAAAATCAAATTACTTCTAATGAAGATGCGCCTGACTTTGATACTTTGATGACCTCTTTCACAGAGCTAGTAGGAGATTTAATGTCAGAAAATCAATCTAATGCTGTGAAGATTACCGCTATAGTAGATAAATATCTTGGTAAAGGGAAAAAAGTTAATGATTGTACGCCTGCACAAAGCGAGCAATTAGAACTAATTGTTGGTGAGTTAAAAG